CACCAGTTACGGTTTGGCCGTTGGTCGTTTCACTCAACAGCAGGTAGCTGGCAAAGCCAAGCGCACCAGAGCCATCAGTCTTCAGAACCTGATTTGCACTGCCGTCAGCATCAGGCAGCGTGAAGGTGACGTTGCTGGAAACAGTGGCAGGGGCCTGGAGCGCCACATAGTTGCTGCTGTCTGAATCAGCAAAACGCACATCAGACTGCGCGTTCAGCGTGATGTCACCGGTAAACGTCGCCCCAGACAGGGCCGCTAGGCCGAGGTTGGTCGATACCGTTCCAATCGTGATATAGCCGTCGTTCGCAGCATTGCGAATCTTGTAAGTAGCTGGAGTGGTTGAGGTGTCAACAAAATGCTCGTAAGCGACCTTGGTGCCACTCGGCTCGCTCGAACCGCTGTTGTTGCTAGTGATCGCGCTAAGGATCGTGTTCAGCTCAGAACGGAAGTTCGCGCCCGACTGATTGGCTAAATTTTTGTCAGTGGACTGAGCCATTAGGTGATCTCCTTGCCGTGACCAACGGCTTGATAGTCAAAGACCTTACTGATTATTGTATCGGAGCTGTTTTTGAACGTCACGGTGAAGCCCGTCCTGCTGATGCTGCTCAGCTGGAAGTAATCCCCGCTGTCAAAATCCTGAGCCGTGATGCCCACGCTAGGAACGCTGTAGAACGCAGAGGGGAACGTAATGGCCTTGGCGGATGTTCCAGACGTGATGTTCCGCTGTTGCTCAGTGCGGCGTTGCAGGCTGACTTTGACGCCGAGCTGCTCAATCAATGGGTTCTGCGAAACGTTGCTTGACGCAGACTCAGCCTTGAACTGAAAGCCCCTGCCGCGTTTTGTGTTGTTCACAAACGGCTCCCATGTCCCATAAGTCGGTGTGCCACTTGGGTCGTCGTTAGTGCTTCGGACGTACACCTGCACATCAGTGTCGCTCAGGTCATTAGCATCGATGTCGTTCCAAGTGTCGATCAGCGCAGTGCGCTCGTCCCAGGTGTCGTTCGGCTGGAACGCACGAATCTGAAGCACTGAAAGCAGCTCAACGTCATACTTCGCACCAAGATCAAGCGTGCTTGCAAACTGGTATTCACCGCTAGAAACGGTTTCACCAAAGAAGTCAATGTTCGTTACGTCGTCAAAATCGGTGATGTCGTCGATCTGTCCATCTGAAACCAGGGCAACCCCGCTTTCAGTGTCACTCAGAAACGTATTTGTAAACGTTCCAGCAAAGCTTGGATGCTCTGAGTAGGTCTGAACCAGCTCTAAGTCTTGCGGCTCAGGCAAATCCACCACAACGCTTGGAATACCATCTGCTGCGGAATAATTGCCAACAGAGTCCTTGGCACGAATTAGGTAAGTACCTTCCTTAAGCGGAACAATTTTTCTGGTGCTGCTGCCGTTGACTGCGGGAACAATGTCTTGAGCGTTACCCCAAACAGCACTAGCGTCTGTGTGGGGCGTGTGCCGGATTTCAACCGTTCCACCAATCCGAACATCCAGATCAGTTGCTCTTGGCCAATACAGCTCAGCGTTATGAGCGTCAACAGGTGAAATGTTTAGGCTGGCAATGTTGCTGGGTGGAGTGCTCTTGCCAATGGCCTCAATTCTTGCGGTAGTTGCACTGCTGTACTTGTGGCGGTCTCCGGTACGCGCATCATCAAGGTCATATCCAACAGCACGAACCTTGACGCTATACGTGCCCACCTCAGAGTCTAAAATGTCATAGCCCGTGCTTTGGGTAATAACTGTTATTGGGTTGTCGGCATCAAATCTATATTCAACCTCGTAGTAATTGGCACGAATTGATTGCTGCCAGTTAATGGCAATTCGGTGCAGCAACTTGTCGCCTTCCTCGTAAGTAATTTCTTCAAGCTGCAAGTTTGTAACGGGATCCGGTGTAGCTGCAAGTTGTGTGTACGAACGGGGTGGGAAGACGTAGCTGGCGTCTTCAATAATGTCGTACTTCTCGCGGACATGCGCTGCTGCTGTGACGTTGTAAACGCCATCTCCCTCTTCAACAGTCAGCACGCGCCACTGCGTCAAAATGACGTCTTGATACCCAATTTGGAAAGGCGCTCCAGCAGCAGGTACTTTTCTGGGACTGGAAAGTGCGTTCAATGCCGTTCCAAGCGTGACGGTGTTGCCCACAATGTTTGAGCTGCCGACTTGGGTGTACTTGCCGTCAGTGTCGATAGTGTGAAACTCAAACCCTACTGGCGCACTTTCTCCAAACATTTCAGTGTCACTTCGATCCAGCTTGATCTGCGTCAGCGTTGATCCAGAAGTGACACGGCCAGCAACAACACGTCCTGTACGCACAGGATCACTAATCTTGATGTAATCGCCAGGGCGAACAATGATGCCAGCAGCAACGTCAGTCGAGAAGCTGCAAACTTCTGTTTCTCGATGGCTTGTATAAAGGAACCACTTGCCCAAACGATACGCCTGTGACTTGCTAGTGCAGGCAAAAGCGTCAATCTCTTGCTTGTTGTAGCCGTACTTGTCAAGAAAATCGACGTTAGGGTCTGTTGAGTCGATAAATTGACTGTTTAGCTCGACAAGCTCTTGACGGAAGTCGCGAGCTTCCATGTCGAAGTACCTGACCGCAACACAAGTGGGGCGGCCCTTCATGCTTGAACCTGAGTAGGAAAAACCTTCTACGGTTACGTTCGACTGGTTGAAGATATAAGTAAAGTCTTCAGGACGGTCATGCGCCAGTGAGATTCCGCCTGTTCCTGCCGTAGACGTTCCAGCTTCCCAAAACGGCATTGCTCTGAATACAGAGCACAGTTGTTGAACCAGCTTGTAAGCGTCTTGCTGTGACGTGATTGCAACGTTGCAGCTGAATCGAGCTTCCGTGCCACCAGCGTTATCGCTGACTCTGCCTGAGCAATATGCGCTGGCCTGCTGAAAGCTGTAGACATCAAGGTTGGCTGCTACGTCCGTTGTGCCCTCAAACTGATCACCAGCTTTTGCCTCAGCCTCTTTTCGTTCTTCGGGCGTCAAAATATACGCGCCAAGACCATATCTCGTGTTGGTTAGCAGGTCATACAGAATCCATGCTGGGTCGCTACACCATTCTCTAGCTGCCTTAAATGTGCCGTTAAAGGTTCCAGCGTAATCAAGCGATCCGTCCCCTCTAACGCTTGCATTGTGAGGAATGCGTATTTTTAAGCCCCTAATCCGAAATGTTCGCTTGGGAATGCTTGGGAACTGTTGCGCGTCAAATCGAAAACCAAAAATCGCGCTGTTTGGGTAACGCAGTTTGTCTGTAATCAGTTGATCAAAGCTATACCAAATAAGCTTGTCAGCAATAGTCTCGTCGTCTGGTCGAACTGACTGTGATGTCCTGATAATTCGGATACTGACTGGGTATTTTGCTGGATTGTTGACAATGTTTCCGTCAGCGTTTGTTATTTTTGTATCAAGAGAAAAAACGTGACTACGCTGAAACAGGTCTGGGGTGTAACCGTCAATCTGAAAATTACCGTCACCTAAATAACCTTCCTTGTCCAGCTCGTCTGTACTGCCTATAAGCCTTGGAACGTTAACAAAGTCGGAATCACCGTTGTACTTGATCTGTATTTTATAGCGCAGAGCAAGCCCCTTGACGGTGCCGTTGGCTTTAACTCTTGTAAGAGCCGGAACACCCACAACAATGTTTACTTGGTCAACATCGACATCAGTAATCGTTCTGACGACCGGCGTTCCATCACTTTTAAAAATTGTTTGGTCGTTCCCGCCTGTTGGATCCCCCTTGGGAATCTCAGTGTTGACTTGGGTAGTGCTGCTGCTGGTTGAGCCAGGAAACTCAGAAAGTGGCCCTTGATCCTGCGAACCAAGCTCAACTTGAAACTTAGCCTTATCGACATCAAAGTTTAAGTTCTCTTGGATGTTGGTATCTGTAATTCTGGTAGTTGCGGTTATAACAGCAGCAGAATTTAAGACAGGCGTGTTATTAAAAAACACGTCCTTTAACGCACCAATCGCATACTGATCCGGGTTGGTGCTATGGCTTATGCCTGCATTCGGGAAGCCCTCAATTTCGCCCTCACCAAGAAGGTCAATGATTTGGGCTAGCTGTTTGGAATTTAGATTGTCCTTTGGCATTTTTACTCGTTCGGTACTAGATCTGCGACCAGCTTGGTGCTTAAGACCACGCTACCAACGATCATCTCGCCGTAAACAACAGGAACAGGGATGCCTTCCTGACTGGTGTTTTGCAGGCCAGAAAACGCAAAGCCGCCTTGCCCTTCGCCGCCGAGTTCAGGTGGTTTTGGCACAGGCGTAATCATTTGTGCGATACCGCCAAGCGTTAAATACAAACCCAAGTTGCCTGAAACTGCTGCAGCTGCACCAGTTGCAATGAAACTACTTGAGCTGACGCCAACGATTGCGTTAGAAGTGAACCCGGTGACGCCAAGCGATGCACCGCCAGACGCAATGGCTACACCTATCAGAGCAGCTCCCAACAAAATTTGACCAAGACCACGACGACCACCTGCACCAGACACAACAGGGATAATCTTCACCACATCATCCGCACCCATCGGGTAATGCAGCTGCTCAGGATGGTCTGCTAGCTGTAAGTCAAACTTTCCGACAGCCACCTTGTAGTAGCCGTCTCGCATCAAGCTGCGAAGCTCGGGAAAGTTACACAACAGAAACTTGATCGCATCGGCAGGCACACGTACCAATGCTTCAAACACGCTTTGACCGCAGTGCTCTGCCAAGTGCCCGTAAACCTTGACCGTGCGGAGCATCTGCCGTCAGCCGCTATACCTCACAATTCTACCTGTGACTTTCTGCCAGTACCCGTCCCAATAATCCCTAGACGAGAGCCTGCCCTGCAGCTGGTGGAGCATTTTGCCTTCTCCGATATAAACCGCTACATGGTTTAACCCAGGCGATCCATCAAGGCTCATCAGCATGGCGTCACCTTTCTCAGGCTCTTTGCTGCCCGTATCAACAAATCCCGTCTCGCCAAAACACCGTTCAAACAAGGGCAACTGACGAAACGCCTCTGAACTTTCAGGTCGCTGCCAGTCGCGCAGCTTGATGTTCATTTCTCGGCGGTAGTAGTCCCGCACCAATGTCCAGCAATCGGATACGCCCCACACCCACTCGCGCCCAACCAAGGGAGCCTCATAGCCAGACGGCTTGATACTGCACCAACGCTCGTCTAGCAAGCTAACGATATGCCAAGGCAGACCGTACTGTTCGCACGCCATCTTGTCCGCTTCGCTAGCAACCGCAGGTGTTGCGGGGTGACTGTGGACAACGGCAAGAATCGTTCCAGCGTCCTCAGCATCTGCGTAGTCCAGTGGGTCAAGAATAAAAAAGTCGTCCTCTGTTGAGATGTTCTTGCAAGGCCAATACCGCTGGCGGCCTTTGACGACAACCAACAAACCGCAAGCCTCACGCGGTGCATCTTCTTTTGCGTGCTGGAGCGCAGCCTCTTGCCAGTCCTGCATTAAGTGTTGCCACCAACGCTGGGGAACGACCCAAACGGCAACGCACCAGAGCCGAATCGCAGCTTGCAATCGTCTAGGGTCTTGCCGCATTGACCAGCGACACCGGGCGGGTACGCAACACCAGGAGTTATGTTTTGCACCACTCCGGGTTCATCAGACGAGCTAAAGCCTATGTCCCAAGTGGCGTTTGAGCCATCCGTGTCTGAAACGACAAGGTTGCCGTCGTCTTGAA